CAGGATGTGGCGTGCCGCGGCGACTTTGACCAGCGCGGTTGTGGGCAGCTCGGGCGCATCATGGGCCGGCTGGGCGCGATCGAGTTCGTGAAAGAAGAAACACTCGTCCGGTCTCCCCAGGAGTCCGACAGATGAACGCTTTCAACATGATGCCGAAGTGCGATCACTGCGGGCGCTTCATGAACTGCGAGCCCGGCAGCTCTTACGCGATGCGCTATTCGGGATACCCGCCGACGCCAGACCATGAACAAACGCGATGCAAGAAGTGCACCGAGGAAGTCGGACCGCTGTCGGCATCGTATGGGATCGCCGAATGGACTGCCGGAGTTGTGGGAAGTCCGGCAGATGAACGGGGTGAGGCATGAGCCGATCTCAGCACCAGCAGATGCGTGATGCCATCGATGCCGTCGAACTGGCACTCAACAACCTAGAGATCAATAGCGTTGTGAGAATGTGGGAGAACGCCGATGCGTCCATCATGGTGAAGATTCCACTCGGGGCGTTGCGCCGCTTGGCAGACTGCTATCCAGATCTAAACCGCATAATCAACGACCCGGCTTTCGAACGGCCGGACTCTCCGGCAGTCCGGACCTTGGGGGAAGCATGAAAAAGCAGCGATACAACGAACTGACCCCCGAACGCCTGGCCTGTCTGAGAGCAGTCCCAAATTCTGGCTCGATGAACCACGACAACCCGGCACTGGCGCCTTTCTGTGACGACAAGTCTACGCTCAGCGAGCCAGATGTATTCAATCAGTGTCACGATGCCGGGTGGCTCATCAGCGGCCACGACGATCGGACAGATAGCAGTTACGTAAGACTGACTGACGCCGGCCGCGCGGCGGTCTCTTCTGGTGTCCGCCAGATGAACGGAGACCGGCAGTGACGTTCATGATGTTTCTAGTGGGGATGTCTACAAGGACCCCCGTGCTGCTCTGGCTTGTGGCGATGGCATGCGACACGACCATGCTATCAATCTACATGCTGACGCATTGGCGGACATGACGAAAGATCGAAAGTGAAATGGACGGCCTTTGGATCATAATCATAGGCTCTATCGCAGTCGGGATGATCTCGATGATGATATCGCTTTATTTGTTTAGCCGGGCATGAGGGAAACATGAGCGCTCTAGAAAAAGCCAAGGCCAAATACATCGTCGAGATTAGCGAGGGCGAACTCGCGATCCGGATGGCAGAAGCGGCCATTGGCATCAAGCGCCCGCCGGGCAAGAGCGTTCAGGAGTGCCTGGATTCATTCCCGGCTGACTGGGGCGAGGCGTTCGGTCGCGCCGCCAAAGCCGCAATGAATTATTGGGCTCAGTGTATCGACGGCGCGAACCAACGATCTTGAGGACTGACGATGACATCGCCCGCACCCGAGACGATCGAGCGCGAACAGGGCAAGCTCTACCTGAGCGATGCCGAGCTGATCCGTCGCCTCGGCGTGCCGGAAAAGCATATGCGCAAGATCCTGCCGGGGCTGGAATCCAAGTACGGTTTTCCACGGAAACAACCGCTTTTCGGGGATAGGCGCTATTGGCCGGCGGTGAAAGCGTGGTTGGATAAGCGCAACGGGATAACGATGGGCATGCAACCTGCACGGAGCGAGAACAATGACTGAACGCACGCCGCCCCGCGTCGAGGATGCGCCGGGCCTTGTCTGGCGCGAGCGCAAGAAGACATGGGTAGCCTACTGGCAGGCCCGGAGCGACCTGGTAAAGCGCGGCTATGCGCCCGGCGCCAAGAAGCTTTGGGAAGGCGTCGAGCCCGACGATGTCGACAAGGCGGAAATCGCCTCTGAGTGCAACGAGCTGCAATCGACTATGCTCATCTGGGGTCGGGAGCGCGACGCGGGCGGCAAGCTATTCCCGCTCGTCACCGTTAGCAACCTGATCCACAAATACCAGAACGACCCGGATTCGGCATTCCACAAGAAGCAGTACGAGGCCCGCCAGGGCAAGGCCGCGCTGCTGAAGCGGATCGACAAGCGGTTCGGCGACGTGATGCTGGCCGAGATCACCGGCCGGATGATCCTTTCCTGGTATAAGGAATGGAGCGACAACGGCCAGAAGGTATCGGCGGGCGGGGCATTCATCGCCACCCTGCGGACCATGTTCCGGTTCGGCGCCGGGCTGCTGGATGATGCGGAATGCTCGCGCCTCGCTAGCACGCTATCCAGCCAGAGCTACAAGGGCACCAAGCCGCGCGAGGTGGCGCTGTCCGCTGAGCAGGCCGAGGCCATCAGGGAGGCTGCCCACGCCCGTGACTGGCCGTTCATCGCCCTCGCCCAGGCCATCCAATTCGAATGTACTCTGCGCCAAAAGGACGTCATCGGACAGTGGGTTCCGGTCAAGGAGCCCGGCGTTTCGGATGTTATCCAGACCAAGACGTTCAAGGGCGAGAAGAAGACGAAGAAATGGATCACCGGCCTCCGCTGGGAGAAGATCGACGAGAACCTGATCCTGCGTCACATCACCAGCAAGCGGGCCAAGAAGGTCGAGATCAACCTATTGCTCGCGCCGATGGTCATTGAAGAATTTACCCGGATGTTCGGCGGCCCGGTCTACACGATCGACGAAACAACGAAGATCATCACGGTACATCGCCACCTGATGCCCGCCTCGGGCCCGGTGATCATCTGCGAGTTCGACAAGTACCCCTATTACAACACCGAGTTCCGCAGGAAATGGCGGAAGGTGGCGGACGATGCCGGCGTTCCAAAGCACGTCAAGAACATGGACACCCGGAGCGGGGCGATCACCGAGGCCGCGGCTGCCGGCGCCGACATGGAGAAGGTTCGGAAGGCTGCGACCCACAGTAACGTCGCGCAAACACAGAACTATTCGCGGGATGATGCCCAGGCGACGGCCGAGGTAATGACTCTGCGAGTGGTACGTCGAAACAAACGAGATACGGAATAGCGGACGGATCGCGGACGGATTTTTAAGTGGTTGGTTTCGTTAGATAATAAACGAGGCCCGGAGTGCCTAGGTGACTGTCGGAAACGGCAGATTATTTAGAGCCTACCAGCACTTAACCCCTTCCGCCGTCCGCTATCCGAAACAGTGAAAGCCGCATTGGGCGGCAATTGGAGGATAGAACGTGGCGCAGCTTTACATACTCAGACTGATGGCAATGAACACCTGCGACGAATGCGACATCGTTCCGTCCGCAGAGTTCATCGTGGACGAGGACTTTGGAACCGTCGAGCATTCAGCGGTGGATGTCCTGCATAAACTACAGGACGAGATCCGCGACTCCTTGAAGGGCGCGCCGCTAACGAACATCCGGCCGATGACGCCGGAAGAAATCCACGTATGGCGCGACCAAGAGTAGCGATCATTCAAACAGTCCGCCAGATGAACAGGAGAGACCGTGAAAATTGCCCTTGATCTCTTTTGCTGCGCCGGCGGCGTTGCTAAAGGCCTGGCCGATGCTGGCTGGTATGTCGTCGGCGTCGATATCGAGCCGCAGAAGAACTACCCATATGCCTTCATTCAGGCCGACGTGATGAACATCTCGTTCGCCAACTTTGGACTGGTCTGGGCTTCCCCGCCTTGCCAGGGCTACAGCGACATGCAGCATGCGCCAGCAGCCAAGGAGCACCCGAGGCTGATCGAGCCCGTCCGCAACAAGCTTATCCGCGCCAAGACGCCCTACGTCATCGAGAACGTCGAAGGCGCGGCTTGGGCGCTTCGGAATCCCGTGAAGCTTTGCGGGTCGATGTTTGGCCTGGGTGCCCAAGGGTGCCAGTTGCAACGCCACAGGCTTTTTGAATGCAGCTTCCCAGTTGAACAGCCGGAGTGCCAGCACGAAGGCCCGGTGATTGGCGTCTATGGCGGCCACGCTCGCAAGCGCGCGGCTTCTGCCGGCGGACGAGGAACCCGCGATGTATGGGAGGGCGGCCACAGACCGGCTGCTTCTGAGGCGATGGGCATTGACTGGATGACGCTTAACGAAATGTCCCAGGCCATCCCGCCGGCATTTGCCGAGTACATCGGACGTGCGGCGCTGGCTGCTTCCCGCCCCCAACTTCGAGAGGCAGCCGAATAGTCCGGACTGGCCGGCTGTCCGAAACACAGAGGGAGAGAGAAATGGACCAACTAGGACAGCGCATCATCGAAGATACGGCCAAGATCCAACACCTGCGCGGCCAAGCCCAAGACTTTGAGTACGAAGCCAGAAAACTCCGACAAGAGGCCGACGAAATGGAGCGGCTGTTGGAATTGGCCCGCATCGAATTGCCCCGTTAGGCAACGCCCGGAGTGGCAAGGAGACCTTCAGATGAACCAAAAGACAATTGAGCAGTATCAAGACGAGCTAAAGAGCGACATAAGCCGAGATCGGCGCTTAAATATCGAGGCTTGCATCCGATATCTTTCGAGAAGGCGCAAGCCTCGCCGTATACGCAGAATAAAGCGTGCCGCATAGTCCGGTCATCAGTAGAGACCAAACAATTAACCCGGTGCGAGATGGCAGAGCCGATAACGCGAATGAAGGCTACGGGTCGCTCCCGATGCAGTCACCGCTGAGGCCGAACAGGGAGCGCGACTCTCCCGACCGGGGCCACACACAAAGTCCAGACACGAATGGTGTCCGGGCCTTGGAGGGCAAATCATGATCCAATCTTATCACCTGCTATGGGCGGCCGGGATCGCTCAGGCGACCGCCATTATTTGTGTAGCGCTGGCAGTCAACCTTTACCGCTGATCGGCACGGAGAAAATCATGAGGAAATGGTGGAAAGCGTTGCGCCAAAAGCAACGGATCGAATCCGAGATCGACCGCCTCAAGGATCGGGTTGGCGTCGACGATCGGGACTTTGAAGAGGGCCTACCAGTTTATGGGCTATCGATTGAATGGCAGCCACCGACTTGGTGGCGGAGGTCTAGGACGTGAAGCGGGAAATTTGGGTTGCCCGTCACGTCTTCCTTCCGAACAGGAAGGGCCGTAAGCAAGCGCGCAAGATCGCCAAGGTTTTGCGCAAGATCATCAATTCGCTGTCGCGGACATGACCGATCACCATCAGATGAACGGAGACAAAGAGTGACTGCTAGAGGCGAAGGAATTGCTTACCAGTGGATACTTGCGCATCGCGAGCATCCACTTGATGAATGCTTGATCTGGCCTTTTACGCGGGTCAGGGGGTACGGGAGCTTTGGTCACATGGGCGAGCGCTACTATGCGCATCGCTTCATGTGTGAACTGGTTCACGGTCGAGCCCCGACGAAGCATCACCAAGCGGCTCATTCGTGCGGAAACGGGCATCTAGGCTGCGTCAACCCAAACCACATTTCCTGGAAAACTAGGTCAGGAAATCAGCTAGACTGTCGCCAGCATGGCACTCAGGCAAAGTTCAATGGCGCGCGTATGCCTGCGGCAACCGCGGCACAGATCCGGGATCTGAAGGGGATCAAGTTGCAGCGAGAGGTCGCCGAACAGTTCGGCGTCTCAGAGTCGGCTGTAAGCGACATTTGGACTGGACGCACCTACGCCAATTCAAAGATCAGTTATTGGACGGCGGAAGAAGACGCCATTCTAAAGAATGCGATCGCGAAAGGCGTGAGCTTTACCCAAGTAGCAGAATTGGTCGGCCGTCCGTATCGCGCCGCTTACAAAAGGGCTTGGCGGCTTGGGCTGACCGCCTAAAGTCAGGACATGTGTCTGGACTTAAGAGATTACCGAGACAGCCCGAGAGGGCTTAAGAGTGTGGCGGGTTCGACCCCCGCTCGCTGGCCGAGATTGGGTAAGTAAAAAGGTTCGAATCCTTTTCCTCGCAAGAGGTTTTGTAGCCACGGTGGTACGTGGGGCCTGACGGGTTGTAGGTGACGGAAAGTCGGAACCTTCACACTTTCGCAGTTGGCCAAACTCCGAACCTGTAAGAGATCCTTACAGGTTCATCGGCTCCAGCACGATCCGGTTCGACCGGCGCAGGGCAGCAATCCCCCTCACCCTCTCACAGGCCTTCTGGTAGGTCATCGCCTCAGGCATGACCACGTACTTGTCCTTGGCCGTAACGCTCGGGGAAACGATCGTGAAGGCCCAGAACCGCGTTCCCTTGGGCTTGCCGTGCCGGGCCTCGAAGCGGGTGGTGTCTATTGGAATATCCATGCCTAAATATATGGGATGGAAAAGCGCGTCCGCATCATCAAGCACGAGGTCATCCCGGATTGCGGGAGCTACGAGGTCAGGATTCCAGGGAAACCTAGCGTCTATTTCTATTGGGAAAACAACGCCGGGAGAAGGCTCAGGCCCGAAGTAATGACCGGAGATCAGGCGTTGGAAAAGGCCAGAGAACTCGCCAGAACCGAGCAAGGCCGTCTTGATGGAGGGGCCTACGTGGGGTAGTGGTGGGGGATGAAGGCACTCGCCCTGATACTAGCGTTTGCACTGGCCCCCGTGGCGATAAACAGCCACCTACGGAACGTCTACCGGCAGACACTGGCGCATTGGCTCGCCAAGGTACACCCGCCCCCGACCGTCTTTATCGGCGACAGCATCATGACCGGCGGGATGTGGTTCGATGATCTGCGCAATATCAATCTCGCAGCGAACAGCCTCCGCACCGATCAGGTGGTGAAGCTTCTGGGTCTGGCTAAGTCCTACCGCCCCAAGCGGATTGTCATCATGGCCGGCATGAATGATGCCATCTACGGGTTCGACCCCGAGAAGATCCGGCAGCTATGGCAGACGGTCTGCAAGGAGCCGAACATCGTTATCACGATGGTTTCGCCGTCAAAGAACGACGAGCTTAACCGAGAGATTGACCAGATCAATCGCATCATCAGAGAGACCTGCCACGGCAAGCCTATCGTATCGATCGACGTTGCGGACGAGCACGGCAGGCTAAAGCCCGAGTTCGCAATTGACGGCGTTCATTTAGGGCCGAAGGGCTATGAGCAGTGGATCAAATCCCTTGATCGGCTTTGACCTCATAGACAATGACCGGGCCTAGACCTTGCCCGTTGACGTTGGCTGACAGGCAAGGCGCGCTCACAAAAGTACCGATGAGGCGGTCGCCAGCTTGGAAGGCGGGAAGTGTATCCCCCGACTGCCCGCCGCTCCACGTTTGAGTGGCGCCGTTGTAGACCCGGTTCCCAACGATCTTGGCATTGATGGTCAAATCCATCGTTGTAACGGATCCCGATCGCAGTACCCGCACTTGGTTTGCAAATTGCGTTGGCCTCCATGTCAACGCGCTCACGCCAGTATAGGCGGTCGTGACGTTGACCGACATTGCGGCTGTGTCAGTCAGCAGGCCCCAAAGGGTCGGCTGAATGGTGTTGTTCGTTGCCAGCGTCTCAGTATAGGTCCGGCGAGCGTAGGAATACATCGGCTCTCGAGCCGTCATCGCGTTGAGGTCTTGAAGCTCCGGAGCCGTTCCGGTCGATGTGATTACCGTCAGATCAGGACACGGGTGGACGTGGATTCGGGTAACCGTGAATGGCCAACTGGTTGTGTTTGCAAACTGAACGTAGAAGTAGGTTCCGTCCTCATAAACATCGACAATCTGATCGAACATCTTGTCGTCAAACGTGACCCACGTTCCGGGAGCAAGGCCCCTGAGAACATTGGCTTGTCCTGCATTGCCGACTGACGTGTTTTCGGACTTCAAAACTTTGATGACACCGCTAACAAACGTGTAAAAGTCGCTTGCATTGGTCCTGATAGCCTGCCCGTCGAGGTCGTCCGTCTTCACCCCACTGCCACCGATCGAGGCAATCCCGGTGCAGTTGTTGATGATGGCGCGGTCAGTCCTTCCATAGGAAGACGCCCCAAGGATCAGCGAAGCCTCATTGGTGAAGGCGACATTGTTCATTTCGAGGAAGCGGCCAGCCTCCATCTTATCGACGGTGCCGCCGTTGATCGTGCATTTGTTCGGAGAGGCCGATTGCTGCTGCAGCCCCCTGATGGTGCAGCCGTTCCAGGTGACATTGTTGACCATCTTGTCGACTTCAAGGGTCGATGGGTAGACGCAATTCGTCGCGGTGAAGTTGTCGTTGACCGAAGGATACAGGCCCGGCCCCACGCACTTGATATTGTTCAGCACGACGTTCCGGATTGCTGCGCCCATCTGGTTATTGGTGCAGTACAGCGTCATGTTTTCGAGAGTGACGGTGGTGTCGTATCCGTCTGGCGCTACCCACATCGTTGCGGGGCCTCCTTGATCGGAGCCGAACGTCGTATTGCGTAGGCCGAACTCGGGATACGTGTCCTTATAGTCTTGCGCGAGCGGCGAGGCTAAACTGACCTCACCCGTTCCAGAATTATAACCTACGATCGTGTTCCACTCACAGAACAGATTGTTTGGCGGATAGCCTTGGAATGAGTTATACTGGCCCTGCATATCGTAGCAGGTGATCAGCGCGGCTCTATTGGTGACAACACGAGAACCGTAGGTAGACCCGCCGAGATCGGTGCCTAATGGGTCGGCCAAGAATATAGAGGTCGCCCCTTGTGAAGCAGAGAGCAACCTAACGCTATTGCCGCCCGAGTTGGTCAGCCCGCGATTGGCGACGATCGCAGGATCAGTACCGAATCGCATCTCTCCCGCGTTCAACTGATAAAGGCCGCAGGCGTCGGCGTTGCCTGATATTCCCCTGACCTTTGGGTTGTTGCCGCAAAGATAATGAAGCGTGCTTCCCGCTGCCTGATTAGCCTTCCAAGCATAGAAGCCGTCAGGCACCAGCAGGACCGGCGGCGAAGCCGGGTTGGTCTGTGTCTGCGCCCATGCGCGCCAGCCGGACACGCCAGTGAAGGCGTTCGTATTATCGGTCCCCCACACGATATTGCTGACCGCGGAGCTAAGCGCGGAGGTAAGATTGCTCGATACCGTGATGTGAGTGGTGTCAGTGACGGCCGCGATGGTGGTCTGAAAGTTATTCGGGTTGAACGGAGTGGCCCAGATCGAGAACGCTTTCCCGACATCCGCGCCGGTGAAATTGCCGGACGAGAACGCAAGGTCCCTGTTTCCAGTTCCGGACGATGTGATGGTGACGCCCTGAACCGCCTGAGCGTCGCCGACAGCCCCGAAATCAGTGACCAGGTTCTTCGAATTGACAGGATTGTTGCGCGTCCCGTTGGCGCTGGATGAGAGCTTGAGATTGATGCCCATTACCAGTTCGCCGTCGATTGAAGTTCAGAGATGATGCTGGCAATTTTTGTGGAGTCGATTGCTCCCTCAAGCGCCATCACGCACTGGATCTTCACCTTGGCGTTGGTTTCGGTGAATGTCATGACGTCGGCCACTGGGTACCTGCGGAGCACGTAACTGTGCACAGAGCCACAACTCAAGATCGGATAGATGCGCGGAAAGAGGCCCGGCATCACGGGTGGCGCGGTCCCGTTGTTTATGTACGTGCGAGACCCTGCTAGCGATCCATTAACGTAACCTAATGTCAATAACGGCGTGTTCTTACCAAAATTTGGATTTGGGTCCAGCGTTGACACCGCAGAGCCTGCAGTCGAGCCTGTATAAGCCAGCATGTCCGTGCCGTCGTAAGTACCGATGGCGATCTGCATGCCCGACCCACTGGCCGCCACGCTCGCAGTCTTCGTGCTGGTTTCGTCGCTAAGTGAGAATTCGATATTGCCCGGCGTTCCGGCCGTATGCTTTAGCGCGAGGATGGCTACGCCCGTCACCGCGTTGCCGAAAATCGGCCCCGTTCCCACAAACGTGACGTCCTCCGACGTTTGAGTTCGCTCATAGGCTACGATGATGGTTATCTGGCGCTTTTTCTGAATCGTATTCCCGCGCTTCGGGTTACCCCAGTAGCCGTAGGAATTGTTGTTGGCATTGACCCAGCAAGGACCACCGTTCACGCCTGTAGCACTGTAGGTCGTTGCCGAGGTCGTAGCCTTGAAATCCTCACTGCGAGGAAGTCGCGTCGTGCCCGGATCGTAGACCTTCAAAAAGCCGCCAGGAGCGCCCGCCGACGCATACCCAGCGGCAGGATGCGTGAACAGTTCGAGGATGTTCCTGATGCCGACGCTGTCCAGCATGGCATCAAAACGGTCCATGAATGGGAAGTTGATCGTAGAGACACTACCTCCATCGTCGGCTACTCGGTCGGCGTGCTCATTGACGAAGGCCGATGACGGACTGACGTAGACCGAGAGAACGCGGTTCTTGCGCTCGACGCCGTTATCGAGCGTCACTAATTTACACCAAAATCGCCCTGTGCCCGGACTGAAAGTCGCCGAAGTGACGCCAGTATAGTCGCCGACCAGCGTTGCTTGCGTCGTGGCATTTGTGCCGTAATAGAGCCTATAGGTGTTTTGCGGAAGGGCGTTCTTCCATCCGACTGTCGCTACACCGCCGGCAGCGGACACACTCATCCCCACGGGCGCAGCCTGACGCGCGGCAGTGTCATTGACCCGCACAACTAGCTTGTCGATGAATTGATGATCTAGGCCAGCGCCGTCTGCGTAATAGGTGCCGCCGCGCCCTTGACTTCCCGCCGTTGTGTTGACATCCCCCGGGAACCCGTAAGTCGGAAGCGCGTATAACATCCCATCTTCCAGGTAGCCGGGGCACGCCTGCAAAAACGTTGGACCTGGGAAGCCAGCGTTAGACCAACCCGACGCGAGACGCACCTTGGCTGGGCTGCTCTGCTTGTCGAAGGTCGTAGAATTCATCGGGTAAATCGTCACATGCTGATTGTTCCCGCCGCCCGTAGCGTCCTCCCTTGCAATCGCATATTTTTGCCCGCCGATATCAAAATCTTGTCCTAGAATGAAAATTGAACCTGCACTATCGGGGCTTCCCTCCAAGCCTAAAATTGGGGTGAAGCTTGAAGTATAGCTTCTGCCATCTGTAGATAACCAAATCGCGTTGCAGAAGCCCACCCCCGGAGATGTCGCCGACGTGGCGATGGTGGTGAAATCATTCGGACCATTTCGCTTTGCGTAGCGAACGAACGAACTGAATGTCCCTGCGGGAGTGTGATAGTGACTCATGTCCCATATAGTGAAGGTAACAAAATCTGCTGACCTCCAAAGACAACCCTGATTGACTCCGTTTTCCGCGAACAGATAAATCGGCAAGCCATCAGGATCGTCGGGATTGTAAAAAATAGTCGGAAATTCGTAGGTGTTGAGATTGTTCAACCCGTATAGCGCTGAGTTCCAGTTGTTGTTGGCTTCGATAATCTCGTTCATTTTTCTCGGGAAATCCCAAGGCTGGAACGAGAACCCCGCCCAGAAGCCGATGCCGCCCGTCCACGCATACGCAAAGACGGGATGGTCGGCACTGCAAACCCAGGCGTAGCGACGACCGCCGTTCGCGGCTTTTACAGCGGCTCCCTCAGCCCCCATGAGATCGAGATCGTATGGCCGGAAATTATACAGACCGGAGGCATTATAGAACGCCGACGTACTAATCGCCGGCTGTCCGTTACCTGGCACGAGATAGTTTGACGTGTCGCTCGGGTCCATCCCGAAAACGTGCTGGTCCGTGGCGACAACAACCGGATTGAACGAGACGTTCCTTGTCCCGTTCGGCGACGACGATAGCTTGAGGTTAATGCCCATCAGCCGGAAATCACGCGCTGACCACCGCCGCCACCGCCTGATGTATCCTGAAGCGCTGAAATGCGAACGCCCATTTGATACATCGTGATGGCCGGACTTTCGGCGGTGAAAGCTCCGCTTCCGCCATCGCGGGTTACCTTGGCTTGCGATGTATAGGGCAGGAATGCTCGATGCGCCGTGTTGCCGAAGACATAGCTCTGCAGTCGGACAGCCCCCGCTGCAGTGGCCTTAATAGCCAGAACGTAGTCTGTGTTTCTGGTCAGCGTCACCTCTGCCGGCAGCAAAAACGGCGTAAAGGATTGTGCTGAACCGGCCGATAACTGCTCTGCAAGGACCGTAAAACTGGTCCCCGACACGACCGAGGGGGTTCCAGATGGCGTAGAATACAATGCGATCGTATAGTCAGATGTCGCGTTGGTTATGCCGACATTCGCCCACACCGCGTCGATCTTGCAATCCCACGGTACCTGGAAAATTATCCCGCGCTCGTCAGGGTTGTTGCTGTCCGCGTAGGACTCAACCGTTAAAGCCGTCGCAAACGGAATGGCCGAATCTATGATTCCAAGTGTCCCATCATCAAACGTAATTAATACGTTAGGAGCGCCGATGCTGTTAGTGCGCCATGCAGAGGATTGAAACTCGTTCGTTACCGGGAAAACGCCGGAGAGTGTGCTTCCAAGAGTAAGAACGACACTATCGGCGCCGCCGCGAGCCGTCATATCCCAAACTATTGCGATCAAGTCCCCGTGCGCGATGCTTTTTGAACCACTACCGCCAGTCATGGCAAAAGTGGTCCATGTATTTGAACTGATCGTATCTGTTCCGCCGGTAAGCGTGCGGCTCACATCAAACGATCCATCGGGCCGAGCGATGACACCGTTAGCGGCATCGACATCCTGGATACCTAAATCAAGGGTCGTGCCAGCGTTGGCAAACGTCACAGCGCCCGTGCGGAACGAAATGGAGCCACCCCCAGCCGCGCTGAGAGTTTTTGCGCTGCCGGGGCGGCCTGAAATATAGACGCGCCCGATCATAGCAGTCTTATCGGTAGCAGCATCCATGGCCGTTCCACTTCCGCTGGCTTTAGAGACAGTTCCTCCACTGTCCGCCGCGAACGGGTAAAAAATGCCGGTCGGGATCGTTACGAGCGTCATTGCGACCTCACTTATAGTAAGCTGAAACGATCACGTCGTTGGTGCCAGGGGCGCCCGTGTCGTTGTCTGCAAAGCCGGTGGTCGCTGCGATCGAAAGCGCGGTGTCGAACGTCAGGCCAAGCCCGCCGAAGCTCTCAGTGAGAACCGTATAATCAGAGGCGTTGGCAGGAACCGGGATGGTGTCGATCGGCGTCGTGGTGCCGACAGTCACGTTCGCCGCCGTCGCGTTGTAGAGCTTCACATAGCGAACAGTGGTCGTGCGGTTGGTAATGCGCAGCTTGTAGAGGCAGCCCGGCGAGGTCTTCACGTCCTCTTCGGTCTCGTCCATGTCGAGCGAGCGGAAGACAGACAGGCCGCCTGCCGTATGGGGCTGCTGAGTGACGATGATCTTGCGATCCAGCGTCATGCGAGCCGCGCCGGCATCGCCCTCGTCTACGCTGTCCGTCGAGGCTTCGTCAGCTTGGAAGCCCGCCATCATGACCTTGGTGGTGCCGGGCGTGAACGCCGCGTCGTCCGCCTTGATAGCGTCGTCGATCAGCTCAAGCGCGACCACCGCGTTGTCGTCGCTGGCGAGAACGGTAGGGGTCGAGTTGGCCTTCGTCGCCTGACCGTTGGCGTTCTGACTAGCCGTGTCGATAGCCATGCGGAGGGTCCGCGAGCCACCAGTACCTACGCCAAGGTCAAGCGCGGTAGTCCCAAGCGCGGTAGCGATGGCACGAAGCTTTGCAGAGATCGAGGTCGTCGCCGATGCAGCGTCCGCGTTGGCGCCGAAGGGGTCGGCTGGGACCGTCAGAACATCAACGTCGCCGATGTTGGCTGTTCCCGCAGACAAAACCATGTTGTCGATGATCTGGAGCGCGGTAATCGCCGTGTCGAGCTTGGTAGCGAGAGAATCCAGAACCGCCTTGTCTTCGGTGGACAGGGCGATGGATTTCGAGTTAGCGGCCGCTTGCCGCGCAGTGCCGAGGACTTCGACGTCCGTTGACGTTACGCCATCGGCCTCAAGAACGGTGATGGTTTGGTTAGCAGCCATAGTTAAAAGTCCTCCAGGACAGCAAGAAGTTGAGAGTTAGAGGCGACGTTGAATCGCATCATCGGGGCACTACCGCCGCCGCCTTCGCCCACGTCGGTCACGGTCACTGTGATTGTCTGGGTGTCCGTGTTGGTGCCGTCCGACGCCCGCACGATGACGACGTACTGATTGTTCGTGTCCGCATCGGTGGGGATCTCAAAGTCCGGTGCGGTTACGAACGACAGAACGCCGGATGACGGGCCGATCTGGAATTTCGCAGCGTCCGCGCCGCCCGAGATCGAATAGGTGATGACGGCGGAAACGTCGGCGTCGGTTGCGACAACGGTCGTTACCGCCGTCGTGTTCTCTGCGACGCTGACAGAAGCGCTCGCTCCACCACCGTTGGAAGTGATGACCGGCATTGCCTCGTTGACGTCCGTGATGGTGATGGCGAACGTGCGATCGAAGACAGACCCAGCACCATTGTCCGCGTGCACCGTGATGTTGTAGGAGGTCGCCACCTCCGCATTCGAGGCCGTCGCACCCGCCTGGAGGTTCACACCGTTCACCCCGGCGACCTTGAAGCGCCCGCCAGCAGTGTCCGTCAGCGTGAAGGTATAGGTTCCTGAGCCACCGGAAACAGACAGCGTGCCCACCGCCGTCCCGTCAGCGCTGTTCTCCGGGAGAACAAGCGCGGACAGGTTAATGCCGCTTGAGGAGCCCGAAGAGTCCAGAAAGCACGCAGGCTGTATGCCTTTGGCTGCAATCTGCGCGAGGGTTGCAGTTCCGCCTATGGCAATACCATTCACGTCAACCGGACAGACATAGTAAATGCCGCGGCTGCGTAGAGTCGTCAGGCTGACCGCATCCGACGTCACTGCGTTCTCGGTGACGGGACAATAGACACGGATCGCCCGAGCGCGCATCTGGGCCAGCGTCGAACCGGACGTGGCAACGCCTGACGAGTTAACCTCGCAGATCGGCTCCATGCCGCGGGCACGGATTGTGCTCAGAGACGCCCCTGTCCCGTCCGTGGATACGCCAAGCTCATCGACGAGCGAAAAGCATTGGATACCTCTGGCCCGTAGATCGTCTTTGTCGCTCATGGGGATCCAATGCAAAACCTGGGTAAAAAAATCCCGGCGCTGTTTAGGCGCCGGGCAAGTATCCTGGGGTAGCGACTCCAGTGGAGGGTTTGGAGCCTATCTCCGGTCACTGAATGCCCGGCGATTACGTCGATCGGCAATCTTGGCCATGCCGACCAATGTCAGAACGTAGGGTATGCCGATGATGATCCCGAAGGTGATCAGGGCATACCGCGCGACGTGGATCATGCGGCCGGCGTATTGGCCGTCACCGCGTCGGTCATCTTCTGGGTGTTCGCGTCGAGCTGATTGATGATGTCCGTAATCGCCTGCGGATCGTTGGCCGCCTGCGCGTCCTTGAGCTGCTGGGAAATTCCCTGCAGGAGCGCGAGAACGGAATCGTCAACGCTGGTGTTGCGGGTAACGGCGTCTTTCAGGTCTTGCATGGTGGGCATAATGGCGTTCTCCAATGCTGCTACAATGAGGTCGCTGGTGGTTCGCAGTGCATCAAGACGGCGCAGGACCTCTTCGCGCGCCTCGATGGAGTAGTGATGGTGATGCTCGTGTATGTGCTTGATCCATGGCATGTCAGCAACCTCGACAAATGCTAGGCGGAGCAGGCGGATAAGGCGGTAAGGGTTCTATCTCACCTGATGGAGGGAAAGCGCATACTTCCGCCACCTCCCGCTAACAGGGTCAACGCGCCAATCAGGCAAAGGATTCCTGCTATCGCCCAGATCGCCTGCTCGACGCGGCCGGGAATGGCGATGAACAGTTTGAGGACATAAAGCGCGAGCCAAATCACGCCCAGAAGAATGATGACTCCAATCAGAAGCCAGAGAATGGATATCGCAAGTGCAATCATGACGCCGGTCCCTCGATTTCTTCGAACGTCACGCGATAGCGTCTGCCCCTGACCAGCCTGCCCCGTGACGGTTGCAGGTTGGCAGTGATTGTCTCGGTGTTAATCTTGAGGAGACTCAATTCGTTCCCGCTACCCATGAGGACAGCGGCCAAACATTCTGCTTCGACAACGAGCGCCGGCATCGCCGACTATTTCAGGTAAACGGCGATTGCGACCGCAGCCATCAGCAAGGTCATAACCACGCCGAACAACGCATACATTCCGAGGCCGCGGCCAGTCTGCGAGGACACGTAGGACTTGATCGGGTCAATGTCCTTGTTGGTCGCGTACAGGCCACGCTCGCTGTTGATCTGCTCGCGCAGCTCGTTGGCCTTCTCGTCCTTGTAGGTCTGGATCTCCCTCGCCAATTGAAGCGCGGCGAGGTCTGCGGTTTCCTTGATTTTCAGCGCCTTCTCGCGCTCGATATTGACTTCGGCATACCGGCGGTCCCGCTCTTCCTGGAAGCGAAGATCAGCCTCCCGCAGCGCGGCCAGATGATCTTTGAGAGGAACGGTTTCGCCAGTCATCATGCCCCTGACGGGGCGACGCCCCGGCTATCGCGTGTATTCCCCATCTACATTTGAGCGCCTGATGCTCTGAATGTAGCCTTCGCCTTTTCTCAGCCCCTCAACAGTCCCATACAGGGTAGAGTAATCGACCTGAAGCGCGGCAACTTCCTGTTTTAGAAGAGCAACTTCCTTTTCGCTGGAAGAGAATTTCTCCAGCACGTCGGCAATCCTGCCTAGGGTTTTTTCAACCAACTCCACTCGAAATTCGAGCATGTCCATACGCCCGCCAAATTTCGTCCAGGCGACCGCAAGGGTAACAACCCAAATAATCGCCCCGAACAGGATGGTGATTAAATTCCCTGCGTTGATGGATGGATCGAAGGTCATTCCATTGCTCACTTAATAAATGAGCAATTTTGCACATGCCCTCTAGGAGAGCCTATGATTGAATGTTCGGTAGCCATTGCAGGAGCCTCAACTTCTGTGATGGTTAGGGCCTGTAGCTCTGTGCAACCAGTGCTACGGGTCCGCCTGTTATTTCTTAGGAACGCACTGATCCCGATACATCAACTCATTAGCATACAAACGCTTCTTAACGCCAGAGGTTGCAGTGATCGTGCCATCACCTTTAGCGATCACCACCCTGTTGTAGACCTGACAAAACGAGTCCGTTGGCGGAGCATGCGCGCAACTACTTAGGCTCAAGGTCACGCAGACCAGCGTCAACCTCCGCATCGGACATCGCATTGACCTTCTCCATCATCGCCTTTCCGGCCTCGGTCTTGACAAGGATCGACTGCGTTACCTCCGCAATCGCCTTGTCATAGCCTTGCGATACCAGCTCGCGCGCATTCGCCCATGACATGATCTTGTTGACGATCTGAAGCAAAGTGAGAGCGAGCGATATCCAGCTCATTTGCTGACGTTCGACGGGGCGGCCATCGAGTTCGGAGCAGACGGCTCAAGTTTGATGGACTGGACATCAGGAAGGGCAGCCGCAGAGGCTACGATGTTTGTCGGCGTCTTGGTAAAGAGCGCCCAGATGGTGCCGCCTACTGTGATGATCGCACCGACGATACCCGGCAAAGCTTCGGCACTGATCCAGCCCTTCGCCACGATGAACCCGCCGCCAAAAGTAAGGACGTGACGCAAGATACTGCTGATCTGTTCCCAATTCATTTCAAGTCTCCAGTTAACTGCCTGATGCCGTCAGGCGGCGGTTTTGTTTATTGCTTCCCACGTCGATGGTCCGCAGATGCCATCTGGCGTCAGATCGTGCGCCGTCTGAAATGCCTTCAGCGCCTTCTCAGTATCAGCACCAAACCACCCATCCACCTGAGCACCCCTCAGGCCGACGCCGGCCTGCAGCTTCTTCACAAGTTCACCGCGCGCTCTGATGCGCAGAGTAGCCGGTGGCGGAACGTAGCTATTGGCTTCCGGCGCCTGTGCCGCGGCTTCCGCTACAAGCCCGCCCAGATTCCACTGTTTCGGATTGTCGAACTCGGCCTCATCCTCCGTCACCGAAACATGCGTGTGATGATTGTGCGGGTTCTTGCCGCTGTACGGGCGCCACTGCCAGGCACTCGGGCCGCCTTTGCCAGATGCGATCTTGCGATTGCTGATGATGTAGCGAACGCGAGGATCTTTGTTCTTCAGCATCATCTCTGCGAAAGCGTAGGCGTCGAACCCGGTCTCCGGCGCGTGCGTGAAATCGAACGCCCGAACCACGCCCTGCCCTTTGACGATGATGTACGGGTTGTGGTCGCTCGACCGAGAGGCGTGCGCAGCATCCCCGATGCCGCCGTCACTGTCCTTCCGCCGGTGCGGATTTTCAGCATTCACCTGGTCGAGAAGCGTCTTGATGCTCTTCGCAAGGCGCCAAGCCATTCAAATTCTCCAATGTTTAGAGTCGCTTACGCAACCGCAGGTGTGCCTGTTGACAGGCACATGATCTGGCGTTGATCGCGCTAAGGATGTGGTGTTAGGTTCCGGCCCGGAGGGCTTTATGGAACAAGACGCTAGTGAACTAGTATTGGGCGTCGCGCTTGCTATTATGACGATCTACATGCTTGCGCGGGTCGCGATTGCTTATATCCCCAAGGGCGGATTCAAGAGCGTTTGGCGGCGTTGGCCCAAGCGGCGCGATAACTTGTGAGGCCGCCATGTGGGATTATGTTCTTTGGGCGATCGTTGGACTGGGCGTGATTTACTTGCTGGTGCGGTTCGTCCTCTGGCGCCTTTTTAGAAAAGAGCGATACAAGGGCTAACGAATGCGCCGGGCTCTAAGATTGCCGTACATGCCAAGCGTCGAAACACCATAGATCGCCTGACCCACAAGGTAGATTATCGTGTTGGCGGACACATTGAAGCGACAAGGCATGACGACATTGCTATTTGTGGTGTTCCCGGCGCCGGTTATGGCTGACGGCAGCGTGCCAACGTTAATCCGACCAAACGTAAAATCGACCACATTGGTAGTGAGCGAGATCGACGCGTAATGCGCGGTAAGCGTTGTGGTGGCCGCCGGTATCCATGAAATGACGCCCGCAACATCCCAGTCGCCGGGTGTCAGCGTTAAACTCGTCATGGTTTTGGCATTGCCCGTCGTCCCCGCAGCAACCGAGGCACCATTGGTGATGTTGCTCTCAATGTATTCGCCAACGCTGCCGGCGTTGGCGCTGCTCCCGTCGACTACGCCGACAGTATTGGGCCTTGTGATCGTCGGCGTCGCAAACAGAGCATCCACATTGATGCTGAAGTCATATCTGATCCCGGACTTGGAAAGCAGTAACGGGGACTGTACCGTGACATCCGCCGGGAACATCGTTCGGGTTTTCAGCTTGAAGCCCATTTCAGTTGCCCTCAAGCATGGTGATATCTCCGATGATCAGATCGACGACAAACCCATTCATCGTCACCTTTGCGCCTACGCGATACGTTCCGGCGCAAATCCCTGACAAGTCCGTGTCCTCGAATTGCCATTGAAAGCCGGGGCCAGGAACGGTCACCTTGCCATTTGCGATGCTGGCCGTGGCCCAGGGGCCGCATCTGCAACTCTGCTCACCAGCGGGACCACCGATCGTCACGACGATATCGAGGTCGACAATTGCCGCCAGATCCGTCGTAGTGCCATCGTCCTCATCGACAAGCTCATATACCTGGCTACGCCACGTCGCTTGATTGCTGATGACGCCGACTTCGCCTGTAAACATTACGGCCCCTACAATTTGACGTAGATCGTTGCGAGCATCGTTGGCTGAACCGTGCGGTGCGCGGCGCCACTGGTGTTGCTTGAGGTGACGCTGATGGAGTTAATCCCGTTGAAGGACCAATCGTTTCGGAGCGATCCGCCGGAGGGCGCGGCCGTCGCACCGGGACCAAGGCTATTGATAATGCCGTTTCCGTAGATGAAACCGGCCCCAGGTCCAGCGACAGTGATGGCGTTGAGGCCGCCGGACACGATCCCTGTCGGCAACTGCGCGAGAGATAACGCAAGGTTTTCAGACCCGCCCGCCGCGCCAAGCACTGTTGCGGTTGCCCCGAAATAACTGGCGGATAGACGCCCAGCCGCGCTGTTGCCCATGTCGTCAAGAAACGCGAGTGCCCGCCCTCGCCAGTCCGGCAATGCAATGGTTTTGTTGGCTGCGTAGTCTGCGGCCGCATTCGCCCCCCGGCCGCCAGAGACGGCAAGATTGACATCCTGATTATAGAGGAACGTAAAAAGTGCCGCCGTGTCGGCGTTGGCCCTTTCGGTAGCCCCCGACGTTACAGAGCCGATCGTCCGACCATTGGCACGGACAAACCCTGAGATAATGCCTGTTCCATAAACCGGCTGCAGCCAGCCCGTTTGCAAAACGGTCGTCGGATCAACTGGAGAGCCGCCACCGCCGCCCGACGACGCCCCGACAACAAGGACGCCATCGAGAACAAACACCTGGTTCCCGTTCGCCTTGGTCAGACGAAGCTTAATCGAGCCGTCGGCAAGGAAGATCTGCGGCAGCCGGCCGTAAGCATCCCCAAGTATCGGAAAGGGCAATGGCAGTGTTAACCCACTGTCCTGATAGGCAGTTTGTGGCGTGCTGGTAGTTCCGGCCTGATAGGTGTATAGCTTGCACCCAACCATTGGCGTGCCGTTGCTGTCCAACTGTTGAGCCAGACTAAAACCTGGAATCGTGCCAGCCATTTAGGTGCCTTTGATGATGTATTTGGCGCAGATCGCCGCTGTTCTCTACGTCACTTGGGCGAGCATTTATTATCAGTGGGAAACGAGCGGTTACGCTGTTTCCGTTGTTGCATTCTTCGCGGCATTACTCGTCACCGCGATCATTATTGAAATCAAACTACTGCCGTCGAGGCTCGCGCGACTGCGACGCCTGGTTGGCCTGAAGGATGAGCCGGCTGACGAGATACCCTGCCTCCCGCGACCCGCTCGGCATTCCCGCGATTCGCTTCAGGACGGGCGCCGACTTCGGATCGGTAAAGATCCTGGCTAGTTCGTCGAGATTTTTGCCGAGCTGCCATTGAGACCACTTGTCATTGACGACGGACCACCATTTCCCGGGGCTCAGGCCCGTCTTGGTCGCCTCGCCCAGCATGCCGCTGCCGGCCATCGCCTTAAGCTCCTGTGCATTGAATGCGGTCAAAGAGCCCTTGGCCTGCCGTGTACCGGTGGCCTCCGCGGCCTCCAGGAAATTATCGACACCTTGCCAAAGCTTTTTACCGTTTGGCAGCGCTTCGACCGCAGCCTGAAGGTTGGTGCGCTGCTGGATATTCCCAACCAGCGCCTTCGCAAAGCCGGCAGCCCCGAACTGGTTTGCTCCACCCTGCAGTGACCTGGTGGCCTCGTTGAACACGCTCTCCATATGCGCGCGGACGAGTTGGGTTGCAGCACCTGGGTTCTTCGTCGACAGCGCCGACACGGCGTCAAAGACTTCGTTGTGGCTGTTCGGCAGCGGGTTGGTTGGGAACAGCGCATCGATCGCCTTTTGGGTGGTCACGTCCTTCTTTGCCAGCCGACCCAGCGGACCTTGCAGCAACGGGTCAAGGAACTGCTCGCGAGCCTGTTTCTGTATCTCCAGCGCGATTTCATAGTCGGCCGACTTGGCAACGCCGGACTGCTTGGTGGCGGACGCGGACATCTCATGGCTGGCTTGAACGGACTTGTTCTGCTGCGGATTGAATTTCGACCCGGCATTCTTGGCCTGCTGGTCGAAATGCTGCTTTACCTTGTCGAGAACGCCCACGCTATTATCTGGCAGATGTTGGATCCGCCATGCATCGGGAGCTTTGCGAACAGCAGCAAGCGACTCCTCATAACCCGGTATTGTCTTGATGACCGCAAATTCCTGCGGCGTGAACAGTTGAGCTTCGGCGGCCTTGTAGTATGGCTCCGAAGCCTTGTTGATGGTCTTCCTTACGTCACCGATATGCTCTTGCGCAGCTTCGCCGATCTGAGGCCCGATTTGTGACGGGCTGCGCGCTCCGGGAGCGAGCTGATCAAATTCACTCAACGCCGCCTGGTCGACCTGCCGCGGCCGCTCGGCGTAAAACTCCTGCATTCGGGTCCGCGACGCCGGCGCGCTCTCCAGAATGCGCTGGGTGTCAGTCAGGACCGGCCTGCCCGCAACCTGGCTCAGCGCCTCGGGCCAAGTTAGGTCAATGCCCTTGGTCTTTGCCGTCACCATCAGCGATCGCGCATCATCCACAGTTGCCTGCGTGATGCCTTCCGGTAGCTGGCTCCTGAGTGCCTGCGCCGTGTTGCCGGGGCGTGAAACCAGCGCGCCGCCTGCCCCAGCCGCTATACCGGCCGCGGCTCGCGCATAAGGCTCCAGCGCCGTTCCCTGTGTCGCCTGCCCGGCCGCCTCCGACGCTGCGCCGGGAATGACCGCCTGCATGCCGACCTTGCGCGCCACACCGCCAGGCCCCGCGATCGTCGCCGGCAGAAACTCGCCGATGGTCTCGGCGTAACGGCCCGCGGTCGTCTGCGGCTTGTAGAGTTCACCGGTGACGCTTTCGAGGTTCTTGGTCAGGCTGCTGCTGGTCGGGATGTTTTCCAGAACCGACGTGCCGGACGGCTTGTAGGGCTCGACACCAACCTGTTCAGAGACAAAATCCGTGGCCTTCTTGATACCCGCAGCACCTAAATCCGTCACGTCGCCGACGAGGCCGCCGAGACCAAGGACACCCTTGACGACACCCGTACCTGCGGATCTCAGGACGTCCTTTGCGCCGGCTTTATAGTCAGTCGTTTTTTCAGGAAAGGCCGACCAGTCGTCAGCTTTTGAAGCCTGTGACGCCTCTGGAAATTCGTTCCAGTCGTCGCTTCCCGATCTTGCCAACGGCCCAAGGTTCGGCCCGGTGTACGGTTCGGCCATCACGGGACCATCCGCGTCTTGCCGTTGCTGTCCTGGAACGTATCCCCGCTCTTTAGCTTGCCGGCCGAGATTGCGGCTCGAACATCAGCGGGGCTGGAGAATGTCGAGGGCGTGGCCTGGCCGCCCTTCGGCCGCTGATATTGTCCGGGTGCGTCGACCTTGTAGACGTCGCTGTAAGGCTGCAGTGCCTCATTGGATTTGATAATCTTGCCGGCCGTGGTGTTGTGGGTGTCGATCTTGGTCCTGGCAGCGCGCTCGCCGATCTCAAGGATTTTCCGGATCGAGGTTTCGTTCAGGTCGATGTTGCCGCCAGCCATCCTCTCGGCAAAGGCTCGGTCAGCATTCGAAATGCCTGCGCCCGAGCCGAGGCCCTTGACCAGGGCCAGCACGCGAGAGCCGATCGCAGCGCTGAACGCCTCAGTATTGGCGATCTTGTCGGCATTGGGAACGCCGATCAGTTCCGCTGCTTTGGCGACCTTGAGGCGGATTTCCGAAGCGCTGCCAGAGAAGATGCCGCCGGCCGCGTCCAGCTGCTCGCGCGCACGGTGGATGGCAGAGATTTCGTCCTTGGCGGCTTTCGCCGAGTCCATGGAGGTCTTGATCTCGGGAAGGATGTTATCCTTCAGAACGGCGAGCCCTTGCGCCTTTTCAGCGTCACGGTTCTGGTAGTCCGGCAGGGACATCCCGGACGCCGCGGCGTTCTTCTGGTCCGGTGTCAGCTCTTTGTCCTTCATATAGGACTCGAGCCGGGCCTTCGCGGCGCCTGCAATCTGCTTGTCCTGGCTTGCCGCAAGCAGCGTCAGCCGCTTCAGGATCGGGTCATTCTGGGCTGCAACCACGTTCGGCGGCGGCTGGAAGCCTTGCGGGGCAGCCTGTGCGGGCGCTGGGCTAGGCCCGGGCATCGGCTGGCCTTGCGCCATGACCGGAGGTGCTTGGGGCGGCTGCGGTTGGATGCCGGTCGGCTGTGAAGCCTGCCCGATCTTCATGCGTTGAGCCGCGGCCTGCGCTACTTGCTGGATGCGCTGTGACATCTCGGGCGGCAGCGGTGCATTCGGGTCAGTCTTGGCAAGGGCTGACAGTTGCTGAATAACGGGGCCTGCGAGCTCGTCCGGGATCCCGGCTGATGATACCACGCCGACGATCGAGCCCGGCTGGTCTCCCTGCGGAGCACCGCCCTGCGGCTGAGACACACCACCTTTGTTGAGCGGTGGCGCCACCACAGTGCTCGCAGTTCGATTGGCGGACGGCGGGCTAACAATCTGAGGCGGTTGGCCATCAGCAGCACGTAACGCATCCAACTCCGCGGCACGCGCCGAAATCCCGGAGAGTGAGTTGCCCTGTTCAAACCCTCCCTTTTGATACAGCGAGCGCTGCATCGTGGAATAGTCGATCGAGCCATCGGGAAGCGTCGGAACGCCTTCCTTGAACGCATCACGCAGATCGTTTTTGGCCTTGCGATCCTTGGCCTCGAAATACGTTTTGACCGGATCGCCGAACGTGGAAAAATCATAGCGCGTTCCACCGCCGACGCCTGCAATGATGTCGTCGATGCCCGCCATTTAGAAGCCCCCGAAGAGACTTGAGCCCAAATTGACAGCCTTGCCGATACCGTCCCACATATTCTTGGAGATGTTGTATTCGTTCATCGTCGCCGCGGCATTCGAGGCACCTTGACCCGTGTAGTTGGCATTCGCTGCCGCGCCCTGCCCCATATAGGACTGGTTGAGCGCGCCACCCTGGCCCGTTGCAATCCCTGCAGCGCCACCGACCGCGCCCGCCTCGCCTCCGAGATAGGGCTGCAGGCCGGCAAGGTATTTCCCATACGACTGATCGGCGAGACCCGTTGCGAATTTCAGCGTGTCCGTATCGGCGTTGCCGCTGTTCAGGTTGCCGGCCGCCGCATGCGTGCGGTTGAGCGCCTGCAAGCCCTGGTCCATCTGGAACTGATAGCCGGGGTTGGTCTGAAAATTCGTCCGCGCCCGATCGTATCCGGCTGCTCCGTTGGCACCGCTGGCATCGCCATAAGCGTTCGAGCCCTGCCCGTATTTCGCAATCAAGGGCGCGTAGTATCCCTGCGCAGTGGTCGCGCCGGTGTTGATGGCGTCCCGGCCCAAACCAAACTGAGTGGACAGCGCGTCATAGCCCTGCTGCAGGCCCGCATTGCGCTGGGCGGCGGCTTCCTCGGCCTTGTCGTTCGAAAAAATGTCGAATAATCCGATGGGAGCCTCCTATTTACCTTACTCTCCTGCCGCGCAGCTTTGACGCGACGGAAAGTGTACTGGTGAATGTCGCCGTAGCCGTAAGATAAAGCGTCGTGCTGCCGCTTAGCGAACGCCGGTGAGGGCCGATGGTCTTGTTGATGACAGGATCAGTCCACCCGCCGGCAAACCTCAGTTGGTCATATCGATCAATCGCCGAGGTATCGTGAGTAGCGGACGTCGAACTCACAGAATGAGTATAGTTGGTCAGGCTGGTCGCCCCGGTCCCGCTTACGGAGATGTATCCCCAGATGTCCCAATCGCCGGCACTAAACGCCCCGTTCGCCAGATTGACCGCAGCGGCGCCAGATGTCAGAGCCGTTGGCCCCAGCGTGTATTCAACGATCTCACCAACTGAACCAGCTGCCGCGTTATCGTTCGTTGTGGTGGCGGCTACTCTCCGGAACGGCAGAGTTCCAAACTTGAAATAGTCGTACCAGGTCTGGCCCATTGTCCAGATTTGGTTCTCCGCAACCGGAACATCCTTGCCTGGAAAAGGAACGCTCATGGCGGATCAGCCCGCATCAGTGTTGCGCTTTGCGACCCACCCATGAATTCAATCTTGATGTTGGCGGATGCCTTCAGGCGCCAGCGCCTGCCCTGCACGCCCGTCATCCCCGTTCGCAGTACCGTAATCTCGACCGGGGTCGCCTGCGGGCCGAGCTTGCGGGTAATCTCGTTGCCCCACGTCACCCCGAGATTTTGCGTCCAGGTAATTCCGACGTCAGGATCAGTATCGGTCGGGTCCGAGCCCAGCGCGTTGCCAGTACCTGTCACAAAGTTAAAGTCTGCCCTCGCCACCCTTGTTCGTTTCGGGAACTGCTGTACCGGCCCGCTCTCGATGTGAAACACCAAGGGAGAGCCGTATTCGTTATAGGCCGTGTCACTTACATAGAGCAGCCGGCCCAGTGCGGCGTCCCCCACGATCCACTTCCCGAAAGCGTAGCAGCTCGCCACCGCACGCCATGTCGGCGACAGGTAGCTTGCGCGCTCGTTCCACTTCTTCGAACCCAGATCAAATTCCCAGCACCATGCGGGGCACTTGAGCACCCATTTCGGATGGCCCTGCGCGATATAGACAAAAGCCTCCAAGGTCGATTTTGTCGCGACCGCTGCAATCAGCCGGTCCAGATCAGGCGGCGAAATCTTCAAAGGGTTCGGCGTACCGTTTGCTTGCACCACGGAATTGTCATCCGCCACCCAGATCAGCGACGATCCGAACCCGTCCTCATGCCCTGCAATCGCGTAAGGGCTCAACAGCCCGCGCTGCAACACGTAAGATCGCGTGAATGGGTAGCCTGTGGGGTTGGCGGTATTGCTATAGACTGCCCCGAACGTCGACCCCATTGCATAATGCTGGCCATTGAACGCCAGCCCTCGGGTCAGCCCGCCCGTCTTGGATTGCTCCTTGGTCTTGTCCAGTGTGCTGATCGTAACGTCATTCAAGCCCGAGGCCTGCAGCGTCCCATCTCCGTAAGTGAAGATGAAGTAGCCATCCATGAAGCTGACGCTGTTGGGAGCGCCGACGTCGATATCGGCAAAGCTTGATACTGAGGCTGTGGTAACCGTAAACGCGCCCGTCCCCGGCGCCACACACACCACGTCGGGCGTTGTTTTGTTATTCCGCGCCCAGAACACCTTCTCCGTGCCGGTCAATGAGCCCGTCAGAACGGTTTCAGTGCCAGCAGAGTCGAACCGCGATACCTTGCCGGACCAAGCCGCATAGAACGTGTTGTCGACCAGGATCGAGCCGCGATGGCCAGTCTGGGATGATAAGGCAAACAGCGCCAGACCGGGGCATTTACGCCAGACCACCGCAGGCGGCGCGGTCTTCTTGTCTGCTTCAATGACCTTGCCCAACGGCTCGGCATAGCAATTAATCAGCCGGCCGGCGCTCTCCTGTGGTGCTGCTCCCGGCGATGAACTGAGCGGGAACGGAATGTGCGCCACTAGAAATAGCTCACGATCTGCGGGCCATACCCTGGCGTTGGCCCTACCAGCACGCGGATGCGGTTGCGCAGTTGCTGTGCCTTGGCTGCATCATACCTGCCGCCGAACTCGTCAGACGCTGCATTGGCGACCAGCATGCAAAACGGGATGAATATCTCCTCGTCGAGCGCTTCCACGTCGGCGATATAGGTCGTTTCGTCCGTGTTTAGTTCAGCCGCCTCGCTGTCGATGTAGCCATCGAGCGCATCGGCGTCCTCCGCGGACGGATCTTGCCCGACGTCGCCACCCGTGAGGATGGCGAGCGCCTTGAAGCGGATTTCCGCTCGGGTTTTCATCAGACCACAGGGTCAGACTTCGGCTGCTGGCCGCCCGGAGGATTTCCGGGGGTCAGGCCTTGACCAGGCGGATAGGTCATCGGCTCGGTCTGGATCGGCCCCTGCTCATTGGGCGCAATGCCCTTGGCCTGGGCGTCACGGCGGGCAACGTCGTCCTGCCGGTCCTTCTCGAAGTCATGACCAGTAGCCGCGGTCATGCCGGCCTTGAGGTCGGCCTTCTTGCCTTCCGCGGGCTGCTTCGTGACTTCTCCGTCAGACGGGTTGGTGATCTTCTCCAGATCCGACTTGGCCGCTTCGGATTTCTCCTTTGCGGCCTTTTCGTCCTGCTCTGCCTGTTCCGCGGCGGCTTTCGCAGCAGCGACGTCGGCATTGGACGGCCGGCCACGCTTGACCTTCGGCGGCGGCGAGTCGTCTTCCTTGCCCATCTCGACGTCGAACAGCGGATTGCCCGGCTGCAGCTTCGACATCAGATGCGGGTTGTCGTAGGAGTTGATCTCCACGGGTTCGCCGTCACGGAAGGAAACACCCCCCATGATGACGTTGCGGGCGTCGCCGGGAGGCGAGCGGTAGGTAACAGTTGCCTTGCGCATTTCAGTTCTCCGAATGTTGACGGCTCACTGAGCCATGAAGCCGATGAGGTACACGGCGAGGGTGCCCGCAACCGGCGTGGTAGCCTGCGTGGCAATGGTAACCAGGATTTCCGTGTCCACAGTGTTGAGGTACAGAAGCCCGGTCGCCGCGAGGGTCTGCGAAGTCACAGCGGCCTGCGTGTTCAGACCAGTGAAGTACCGCGTGGCAAGACCGGCGTCGCCGATGTTGAGCAGCATCGCGGTAGCCGAGTCCATGTCGGTGCCGACCAGGATAATGCCCGTCACCGTGAACCCTGCTGGCACCCTGAAGGCGCCGATGGTGTTCGCGGTAACGTTGTCCGCGACCGAGATGTTTACGACACGGCCGATGACCTTCTGCGTGTTGGCGAAGCCCATCGGGCCCACCTGAGGCTGAATCCAATCTCTACGATAAGGCATTGTCTTTTCTCTCCATATTGATTGAAAACCCGGACCGCTGAATTGCGATCCGGGTCATTGGCCTTAAGCGTTGGCGACGCCAGAGACGAAGCCCGTAACCATGCCCCAATCCACGAGTGTGCTGCTGGAATCGAAGATCGACGCCTTGGCAACCTTGCCGACGCCGTACTGGGCTTCGATACCCATGCCGGTGATAAAGTCGTAGTCGCCGTCCTCAAGCGTGGTCGGGCGCGGCATCTGGCCCATGGCGTAAGCCAAGGCGCCTTGTCCGAGCAGGAACACGGGTTCGCAGGTGATGCCGCCGGCACCGCCAGCAAGCAGCAGGCGCTGGGTGATTTCCGGGATTTCCAGATAGATCACGCCGTCGTAGATCAGCCCGCCACCCGTGAAGATCGGGTTGTTCTTGGTCGGGTCCGAACCTTCACGCTCGCGAGCGTCACGGTTGGCCTGGTACATGACCGGATCGGCCTTCAGATCGCGCATGGCCCGCGAGCCGAGCAGGCAGAGATACCATTCCTGATCCGTGCTTCGGAGCTGGAACGGGGTGATCTTGGGCAGGCCGTTGTAGACGCCAGGGTTGGAGGCGGAAACGCCGGTCTGCTGGGCGATGTTCTTCATCAACGAGCCGACAGCCGCGGTCATCTTGTCGTTGACCGCATCAACCGTGAGCAGGCCGGTTGCGAACGTGGTCGAGTAGTTTGCCACGACCGAACCGAACAGCACTCGATCCTGGTTGGCCGTAACCCAGGCGTTCTTTTGACCGGTCGAAGCAGCCGACCAACGAACACCGTTGACGCGGTTGCCGCCGTTGGCAGCAGTCAGTCGCCCGGCCTGTACCGCCGCGGTCGGGATCGACAGCAGCGCGTCCACAATATCGTCGCGGACGATACGCCGTGCCCAGCCCTGCAGCAGGGAACGAGCGGTCGAGCGGATCGAGAACGACGACTCTTTGTTGACCGCGCGGTTATTGGCGACCGCGTTACGAGCCCAGTCGGCCCATACCGGGAAGCCGTAGCTGTCCAGCATTTCCTCATTGCCGCGCAGGATGCCGGCACCGACACCGTTGCCCGTGAGCTGGGTGACGAGGGGAATGTTGATCTGCTTGCCGTCGCCCGCCAGATCGCTCAGGCGCACGATGGGATAGGTCGAGTTCGGCCCCATGTAGGGGTCAAAGCGGGACTTGCGGAGGAAGTCAGTCGCAACGTCTTTGCGGAATTTGATGACTTCGTTATTGACGTGATTGGACGTGAGGGCCATTGGCCTTAGCTCCTGTTGTTGGCCGACACCCGCCCAATAAAAAACCCGCCGTTAAGGCGGGTCATGTCATCGGATGTAGGTGGTTCAGCCGGTTGTTTGTTCGAATAGTTCCTGATCGGACAGGCTTCCGTCCGCCGATCGCAGCAGCGCATTCGAGCGGCTTGCGCCGTTCAGTGAGGGTGGCAGATCAACCCGAGCCCGACCGTTTGTGGGCGCCTCGGTTCGCCATGCTTCCATTGCCGCCTTCCGAAACTCCGGATCTTCCAGAGCTTCCTTGCGCAGCTTCTCCTTGTATGCCTTGAGATCGGAACCGACTTCGGCCCTGGTCTTCTGCTCACGATGCCACTCGATCAGGGTTTCGCCGGGGTCACGGGACTGCTGCATGCGAGCCCTGAGCGCAGGGTCGACAGCCTTTTGTGCAGCCGCGTAAGCCTCTTCGAACTCCGTCTTGTAGGTCCGGTGAGCCAGGGCGAGACTCGTCTCTCGACGTTCTGCCAGCAGTTCCTGACGAACTTCTTCCTTGACGGCTTTCATGTAGCCATCAGGATCAAGCAACGGATCAGGCTTTGCCGTTTCCGCTTGCGCGGCTGGTTTTTCCTGTGCCGTGAGCCGCTGGCGTTCTGCCAGCCACTGATTCCTCTCGGTCTCAAGGGCCGTCAGCCGTTCAGCAAGCGCTCGTTTTTCGTCGTTGATCTCCCGAACCCGCCATGACGGGACTTGAGGCGCGTTGTCGTCGACCGCGGGTTTCTCCGCGTCGGCAACTGGCGCTTCGGGTTCCTCCACCTTGGCAAACTTGCCGTGCTCATCGCGCGGCTGTCCTGCTTCCGGTTCGGGCGCCTCGGGAACTTCACGAACCTCTACCTCGACAGGCTCATCAGATACCGCGGCGTCAAACAACGACTGTTCGTCGATCTCCATCTCAGGCATGGTTCATCCTATTCGCCGTTTCGTGGCGCATACGTGGTGCCTGATGTCGCTCAGGCGTGCGGGGTAGCATTCGGCTATATCGTCAGCCGACAACGATTAGTTCGCAGATGCGGGCTCGGGCCTGTTGGCCTCGCGCTCCTTGTCCATCTGCATTGAATGCTTGTGCTGCTCTTGCTGCAGCCTGGCGTTAACCGCGGCTTCCATCCGCTTGATCTGAATATCCGCCTCGGCCTTGATCCGCTCGATCTCAATCTGGTTGGCCGCTTTCATGCGCTCAATCTGGATATCCATCTGGGCCTGCTGCTGTGCCCGCTGGTCCTCGCGCTGCGCCTCCCGTTCCTTGAGCTGGGCGTCATGCTGCTTCGTCGCCGCGTCAAGCTGGGCCTTCTGCTGGGCTGCCTGTTGGTCGCGCTGAGCCGTTTGCTGATCAGCCTGCTGCTTCAGCTGCAGTTCGGCCATCTTGGTCGGATCAGGCTGCGGCGGCGCATTCTGCTTCTGCTTGATCTTGTCCATGATGGACTTCTTGACCGAGTTCTGCAGCGATGAAAGCTCGATAGCAACATCCGGGAACTGCGCCAGGAACTGCGGCCCGAGGCTTTGCAGGACCAGCGTGGAATCGCCCTGCATATTCACAGCGTCCGGCCCCTCATCAATAATGATGTCGACATCCAGAGCCCCGATCGCGTTCACGATCGCCGGCCGGCCGTACTCGTCCAGCTCCATCTTGTTGATCTGAAAGAACTGCGCCACGTTCTGGTCGTCGGTGACCCGGATCCAACGCTCCTTGGTCCAGTAGCGTTGGATAATGTTCCAGATGTCGCGATAGACCCGGATCTTCCAGTTGCGGTGCGCTTGCAGATATGGGCCGAGTTCAGCCATACCGGCGTCTTGCAACAGCTTGATCGCACGACCTGAGCTGTCCTCCAGCCCCTGCCCGATCAAAGCTGGGTTAGGCCCGAAGTTCTCGATCTCGTTCTTGGCCTCCTGGAGCATTTCCAGCTGGCCCTTGAAATCGTTCAGTGCGGTATTGTCCGGCTCCATCTTCAGGCCCGGGTTGGTTTCAACCCAACCATCCGACTTCGCCCATTCGCGCCTGGCAACCTCGATATCGTCCACAGCGCCCTTCTCGGACACCACGCGGCGAGTATTGAGCAGGTGCAGCGCCTTGGAGCGCCGATGGTTGATTTCATCCTGAGGAGATTTCAGGTTCCGAATGAACCCGTATCGATCGCCATCATGGTCAACCGCGGCCGAGAACATCCGATAGCGCGGGAACGTCTTGCCCTTCTCGTCAATGAACGGCGAAACGCCCTGCATCAGCATCATGTCGCCGATGTACAGACACCAGCGCCATTTTCCGCCTTTGATGTACCAGTGGTCGACCAGCTGCAGCTTGCGCTCGTTGGTCTGCTGCCAGTTCTTCTCACGGTCCTGGCTGGCAATGGTCGTCATGTCAGTGCCGGTATCGACGAATAGCTCGTCAATCTCGTCGGCTTTGTCGGGGACTAACTCTTTGACTTGCTCGACGTCGACCGGCTTCGAGATGCCCAGATAACGAGCGTCTGTGAATCCCTCGTCAACTGATCGCGGATCGTAGAAGAACCCGTCGCCGTATGCGATATGCATTTCGAGAGAAGGATCGCCCTCGTCACCGGGCACAAGATCGTATTCAATGCCTGCAATACCATCAACGGCTCCGGCATGGGCGATCCGTGCTGACTTAGATTTCCAATTGTTGCTGTCGAGCACAAACCGAAGCGTTGCCGTCGCGAGTTCCGCGCCTTCGTCATGGTTCGGCGTCCTTGCATATGCCTTCGGATCCTGCCTGATCCGCTCAACCAGCCCGCCAATGGCATCAATCTTGCGCCCGATCCGGTTGGACGTGATCACCGGCTGCTTTCGATTGCGCAGCGTGGCGATCTCTTCCTTGGTCCACTGGTCGGCGTGGTAATAATGCCGGGCCTGCACCATCTCGCGAGCTTCGTCAGCCTTCGCAGATGCGTAGTCCTGATATTGCCGCTTCAGCCGGTTCACGTCGTAATAGTCGTCATCCTTCCCCTGGTCGATCTTGGTCAGCTGTTGTGTTTCTCGAACAGCGGGAAGGCCAGCCATTATTTCGTCGGCCTCCCGCAATACCAGCCATAATCCCAGCGCGAGGGCTGCGGGTTCGGATTGTACGGCGTTGGATTATAGCCCCGAGTCTGGTATGATTTGCGCATGACATATTCCCTCAAAGACGTTAACGCGGCCGAGGCCTTGGTTCGCAAGATCAGGCCCAACACCATCATCCAGCGCGGCGACTACGACTGGTCGCTGGCGATCGCCGATAAGGAACTGACCACATCGGCAATCATCCTGTTCCAACCGGAGCGCGAAGATATCGGCCAGACCGAGATCAAGTCGTCGCCCGAAACGATTAGGAATGCCTGCTTCATGCTCGGCGCCCAATGGACACCAGAACAGATCTCAAAGTTCAGTACACCTTGAATGAATTAGCGTCGGACGGGCTGAATTGCTTGTAGCCGCTCACGTTCTTTGGCTTCTCAACTTCTGGCTTCTTGCGAACCCACGGCCGCGACATGCAAGCGTATCTGGTTTCGTCCGGCGCGTGATCTTCCATGTCGCTGTCGACATCCTCAGGCTTCAGCGGATCGTGCTGCAGCGCGGGCAATGTCCGGATCAGGTCAATGCAGGTTGAGAACACCACCATCATTGGCAGCCCGTCATCATCGCCCTCAAGCCTACCTCTTACCTGGTCCCAGCCGCCCATTGCGCCGCGGCCTGGCACGCGCTTGTTGTCTGCAGGTCGGAACGGGACCAGCTTGGCCTTGATCAGCGGAGCGTTGATTCTCTCCGATAGCGGTGGACCGCCATCCTCACTGAAAGCCGCAGGATCCAGAACGCCACCAATAAGCTTAGGATCGGAAGCTTCCAGTAAGGCCAGATGTTCGCCCACCTTGTCAGCGTGCATCTTAAGCCCGACATTTGGCTTCCCTGGCTGCATCCCGTACCACTCACGATACCGAACAATGCAACCACGCGGCAGCCAGAGGCCGCTATCGAGCCTGAACTTGTCGCCGACTACAGCCCACCAGCCGAACGAGAACGGCTTGGCAGAGCCCCAGTCACCCGATCTGAACCGCGTCCAATCCTCAGGTATTTCAAACGGCCGAACAACGTGCTTGTTAGCATCCCAGCAATCGAAGAACGCGCCCTCGATCACATCCCAGTCGCCGGCAAGCCAGGCCTTGACCAGTTCCTTCGAACCGGACTGATACAGGTTGGCAACGTAATCCGACCCGAGATAATGATTGTCGCTCAGCTTCGACGGGATGAACACGCGATTCTTGCGAACCACCTCGCCCGTGAAGGGGTTAGTGAAATCCTCCCAGATCAGTGACCAACCTTGCGGCGCCGGCGATATGTAACGCGCCTTGACCCATTGATGTCCAGGCCCACCTGGATTCCCAGTCGCATGAAACTGACACGGAACACCCGTGGCCGACCGAAGCGTCGCCCTGAGCTTGTTGACCGGTGTCGGATCGGCCCAATGCGTCAGTTCCTCAAAGAACACATCAGTGTAATTGTGGCCTTGGTAATTGTCCGCGTCAGTGTCCTTGTCGAGGTATTCGAACTTAAGCCGCGCCTTGTTAGGAAATGTCCACCATTTCTTCTGTTCGCTGTAGACCGCGCCAATCGGTCCATAAATCTGCCTGGAGCGCTCGATAGCCTCCTTCAGATCCTCACGGGTTCGCCGGAAGAACACACCAACGCAATGCTCGCCGTATCTCGCCGCCTTGATGGCGAACTTGCCGAGCATCCCGTCAGTCTTGCCGCCGCCTCGTGCCCCGCCATAGAATATTTCATCAGCTGGGCATTTGATGAGCGCGGTTTGCGGTCCCTTCTGAGGCGACCATGCAAGCTTAGTGCTTCGGAGCGTGCTCCCGTTCCCAGTCTTCAACGTTGTCGACGGGCTCGCCTGAGACAACATAATTGGTGTTCACATTCTCTGTTTCGGACTTATCAACCCACAATCCGGCTAGCTTTGCCTTTGCGGTCAATGCGGCAACAGCCGCCGAATGCTGTCCAGCTTCCTTGGCTGCCTGCTGAATTTCGGCTGCTTCCTGGAGCAGGCTCGCGACAGTCACCTCGACGCGCATTGAGCTGGCAGATTGGTATTCCGCTATGCGCCTCTGGATGTCCTCTTTTGTCCTCAGTCTTGAGGCATTCTTGCGGCTAGGCTGATACCCGGCAATTTGGTAGGCTTCGTCCGCAGTCTTCCCCTTAAATAGTTCCTGAGCAAAGCGCTCGTGTTTGGGATTTGAAAGGGCTGTCACTCGTTCTTCTCGTCCTTGATCTTCGCGATCTGTTCTTCCGTGAGCCAGCCGTGATTTATCTGCTTTAGAATCTCGACGGCATGGTCTTCGATCAGTTTGGGATTCGGTCGCGGTACGAATTGGTAGATGATCGCGGTCATGCTGACCTCACGAAAAAACCCGCCGAGCAATTAAGCTGGCGGGCGCGATTGGTGATCATGCGCTATCTGGGGTGATTTGTGACGGCAATGCAAGCCCTATTTTCTATTCCCCGCCCGCATCCAAAACTGCACGGCCATACCAAGAGCAAATCCCCAATATAGACCGCACTGTAGCCAAAGGGCTTTTTCACTTCCAAGAAATTCTATCATCCTATCCCCCAAAATGACGCCAGCTTCTGTCCACACTCACGCAATATCCTCTCGGCATTGTCGCGGGCGGACGTTCGGGAATTATACCCGATTGACCAGCCTGCGACTTCCAGCGAGGTTTCGGCGCAGACAACATTGTCCACAACGATGCCCGGCTTATGGCCTAATCCACCCTTACCGTCCTTGCCATCGCGCGCGAGCCGATACTGCTGACGATGATATGCCTGACGCTCGGTCTTGGCCATGCCTGACATCGAACCCGGATCAGACGCAAATATCCGATCAAGGTCCACGCTCCCGATTGAGGATTCCAGGCCGGCGCAATACCAGTGCTTCCTATACTGCTGCAGTGCGACATATTCCTTGCGGATCTGCTGCTCCTGGTAGCTGCCGGCGCGCCTCACAAGGCGGCTGTAGAGCCTGTCCAGAGGCGTGTCGTGGAAATGGTATATCCGCGTGCCCTGCTTGTCGTCGCCAATGCTGTAACCCCCTTGAGCCTTGAGCAAGCGCTCGGCGGTTGGTCCATCAGTACGGCGATTGTTCTTCACAGATGCCTCGATCATGATTGCTCCCCAAATGTGATTTCCGGCGCGCCTTCCCAGGCAAAGCGCGATACCCACAGACCATTACGGCCGTCCGATGCCTGCCCGTATTTCCACCACATGGGCTTGGCTTCCTTGGTCCATTCCTGGAGCTGTTGATATCGGTGATGGCCCTCAGGAACGAAGATGGTCGCGAGGTAGCCTTGTGGCCGATCACGAAGGAGAGGCTCGGGCTTGCGCTCCTGGAATGCCGGCCGCTGCTTGCGTAGCTTTTCGAGGAACGCCCGATGCTCGTCACACGCCTCAACGATTTCGCTAATCGTCGGCGGGAATTTCAGCCGTCGTTGAATGCCGGTTCGAGGGTCGCAAACGTATTTGATCACCTCGTCGGGGTATTGCTCCAGCACGGCGCCGAGCTGCGTCTTGAACCCGTCCGGATCGCCGAACTGGTCAATTCGATAGGCGGAGAAGACGGCTAGCTGGCAGCGAATTATCAGAGCCATCCGACTGTTCGAGGGCTGCGAGGTCTCTACGGAGGGAAGCCGTAAGACTTCCGCCGGATCGATTCTGAGATGTTCCATGCGTCACCGTGACCTTTTCTGCTTCTCGGATTTCGACAATCGGGAGCGGCGCCTGGCGCTTGGCGAAGGCGGTCGCGAAACATTTCTCGTGGTAAGAAAGGGGCTTGCCGGCGTTCTTGCGAGCTTCAGCGTCAATCAGGTCGGGCGTCCAACCAGCCCGCTCCCACTCGACGGCTCGCCAATCGACGCCAGCGAACTCAGGTGGAACTTTGAGAGGCGTGTCGAAGCCGAGGGCTTTCAGAAAGGAAGATGCGAGAACCTTCGATCCTTCGGTAAACGCGCTCGCGCCCGCGTTTCCTATCCTATCTTCTTCTCTGGTTCTGGCTTCTGGCATATGGGCTTTAACGCCCCCGTTATCCGGGGGGTTAACCCCACCCTTAAGCTTGGGGTTACCTCCACCCTTGCCATTTTCCTTGTCCTTAATCGCCTTCTCGTGGTCTCGACGCATGCGGCGGGAATAGATCGTTCCATCCTCGTCACGGCTGAAGACGCCGTTGCCTTCAAGCTCCAGGAGGAGGACGCTGCATTCCTTTTCGGAAATCCCAGCTAGGCCGGCGAGCTGCTTCTTGTCTATGCGGCGCCCATTGACGAGCAGCGAGCCGTAGCGATCCGCATCGTGCATGATGCACATCATCTCGGCCCAAAGCCCGCGGGCTGCTATCGAGCATAGGCGCAGCATTGCGTCAGCCCTCCAGTCCGCAGGGTAGAACTTCATCCAAGGATTGCGCGCAGGCTTCAAGCGAGCATCCCCATGGCATGCATATACCTGTCTAGAATACTTTCCTGCTCGGCACGCTCATTAGCGTCCTGCTTGCGCATCCGCACGATGGTGCGCAGGGCCTTCACGTCGTAGCCGTTGCCCTTGGCTTCAACATAAATTTCTTTGATGCTGTCGCCGATAACTCTTTTCTCTTCTTCCTGGTGTTCGATACGCTCAATGATCGACCGTATCTGCTCCTTGGAAATAGAGTTATCGCCTATTGATGGATCTGACATTGAGGTCCTCAGTTGCTGGTTTATTGGAACGCAGCGGATACACAGGCATCTTGTCGCTAAGCCACTCGATCAATGAATGATTGGGCTTGTCGAAATCGGGCATGATGTATGCCCAGCCGCAGTGGTAATAGCGCTCCAACTCGGCTGTAGGGACCGACTGTCTAAGCGGCTCGCTTTTCGGCACGGAGCCTCCGTCGCAGTTCGTTGGCCGTCTTGAGGCATCGCAGTTCGTGGCGAATACGCTCGCGAGACCGGTGGTCGCACGTCCGCAATTCGGCTTCCTTCCGCGCGATCAATGCCGGAAATGGGTTCTTCCTGGTCATGTTTGGCTCTCCATGCTCGGTTGACTTTCAAGTTGCCGCTTTGATTGCCTTGACCGTTTCCCGTCCAGCAGCGACTGGAGTTCGTTCCGCCGAACGCTGTGGATCTTCTCCTGCGCAACCATGGCGCAGAGCTTGGACACCTGATCATCAAGCGTCATCTTCCGAAGAGCGGATATGATCAGGTGCAATGGCTGGGGCTTGCTCATGTTTGAATCCCGCGCTTAAGAAGGACGGCGTTGAGCCGATCAAGCCACGCCTTGGAAACCACGGCGAACTTGCCGTCACGCTCTATCTCGGCGCGGAGCGTTTCCGTGCGAATGGCTTGCTCAAGCGGCGATCGGTCAATGACGTGGTTGAGGATCGCGATTTCTTCTGCTCTGGTCATGTCTGGCCTCGTCTGGCTGTTACGCCGAAGTGAGGCCCGCAATAGCTGCAGCCGTCCAGAATAGGATTCCCGCAAAACAGGAACGGTCCATCTCCGTACGGATAGCGGCATTCGTTGGGGCCTAGCTCCAGCAGGGTTTTCCCTAGTGGCTCGACTTCAACGCAACGCAACGCTTCCAAATTGGTGATGGTGAGCTTTTTGGGTGCAAGCTTCTTGGTATTGACCCGGCTCGTTCGCCTGCGCTCGTTGGCGCGCTGGTTCTTGGCGCGCTTGGCAGCCTGAATCTGTTCCGGCGTTCGCTTGTTGACGAACATCCGATCGGCAAGGCCGAGACGGAAGATTTTCCCGAGCACCGCGCAGCGGGTTACCCCGAATGACGATGCGATCTCTCCTCCCGAACGGCCTGACGCCCACATAGCTTTGAGGTCGGCAACGCGATCATCGATCCAGAATGACGCCACGTTATTCCGCATTACGCCGTCCTTTGCAGAAACAACGGCGGAGGTTCGATGGCTGCCCAAAGCGCTTCCTCGTCGAGCACGAACCGGCAATCGCCGCCGATCGCTTCAAGCAGCTCTTGAATATCAGCCGCCGCGTCCCGGCTTCGGGGGCTAATAGACGCGGCGGCTTCATCCGGACTGCAGGCTTGCGTGCCGGATTCGAATGGGTTGGGAAGGTCAGTCATTTACTCCCCCTCAGTTCTGGAGCTATCCAAAGCGCCAAGGACGCGAGCGATGCGCTCAAGGCGATCAATGTCCGCGCTATAAAAATTCTCGTCCGCCGCACGCAGACCTCCGATGATGTTCTGGTATTGATCCGCAAGGGCGGACGCCTCTCGACGCGCTTCGATAATTTCAGCGGCTCGCCGTATGTCTCGGGCGGCCCAATGATCAGGATCGTCAATCTCGCCATACCAAAGGGCTTTCACGGTTCGAAATGTTAGGGTCTCTCTTTCCGCTTTCAGCGCCTTTCGGACCTGGCGCGGCACCTTCCCGAGCCAGCTCTCCCTGTTGTCACCCCAATCTCTAGGACCAGCGACGATGGCGATTTCTCTACGCACGTTTTTAACTCCGGAAGGCTTTTCCATTTTTCGGAACTCTCATGGTGTTTGTTGGAACCATGAAAGGAGAACTCGAAGACGATGACACATGGCAGCCGCTCAGTTTGGTGACGCGGCGGCTGCTACTTCGACTTGATAGGCGCGACACGCATTTCGCCACGCGCGGTCTGACGAAAGACCATCCACAAAACAAAAAGCGCGTTGAAATCGAGCCAAATGAACAACGCTAGTTCCTGGAATGCGGTCATGCTGCACCTGCTAAAATATGTGAGGATGATTTGACGGGAGCGGCTGTAATGCTGACGTTCACCAATGTCGTTTGATGTGAGTTGCGGTTTATTCCGCAGAGATGCGGATTATTATTTTGCAACCGGACGTCAGTTTCCTGTCGCGCAACTGTCACAACTGTGTTCAAGTGTACTCTTGGCAATTGCCGGGGGGTCACCCGATGGACGACGTTGTTGTTCAGCTCGCGCATGTGCGGGCCTCGTCGCGCTCCGGCAAAAAGTCATCCGCAGTCACAGAGCCTTCCGTTTCGACCGAGATTTTCTCGGCAACTTCACGCGAGGGCCAGCCGCTGCCATCGCAAAGCGATGTCACCCAGCCGCCGGAAACGCCAATGCGCTTGGCGAAGTCGCCGCGCTTGATGCTGTGCAAATCGAGATACGCTGAGAGTTTCATAGCTGACAGTTTTAGTTCAACTAAAACTTTAGCGCAAGCGAAATTTTTAGTTTCGCTGCATGGACCGGAATCAATTCTCAGCCAAGACTTTGGCATGCCTAAAGAAACTAAGGTCCAAACGAGGTTCAAAGGGGCGCCGTTCCGGCCGACCTATATACGGCAATGGCGCAAGCACCGGAGGCTTACCCTTGAGCAGCTCTCTGAGCGCGTTGGTATGTCCGCGGGGAACCTGTCAAACATAGAGACGGGGAAGACTGGCTACGGCCAGGATACACTGGAGGCCCTTGCGGACGCCCTACAGTGTGGCCCTGCAGACCTTCTGATGCGCAATCCGACCGATCCGGAAGCCATCTGGACGCTTTGGGAGAACGCCAAGCCAGCTCAGCGCAAGCAAATCATCGGTATCATAATGGGCCTTCTCGGCTCTGAGGCCGCCTAGCGCTACCAAATTATCCCGAACCGACCCCGAACCGGCCTCTCATGGGCCGGTTTTCTGCGTCCCGTAAAATAATTTTAGTGAGACAGAAATTTTAGTTGACCTGAAATTTTAGTTGGGCTAAAACTTGCTCCATCGAAGCCGCCCTGATGGAGCGCCGCAATGACCGACTTTAGAACCTGCATCCTCACCACGCTGCTCGCCATGCTTGCAAGCCCGATGGTTGGTTTCCTCTGGTTCATGATCTGGAACTGACATGCTCGCCCGCACCCCACAGGAGCAGCAGCAGGCCGCCCACGTCACGGATTACCGGCTCGCTGCCGCTCTCAAGCACCTTCGGAGCATTGGCGCATGTGGTCGGCGGACGCGGAAGCTCACGGAATACGAGTTCGATTGCGATCAAGAGAGCCGCGAGAACGGCGAAGGGGGAATTTACTAATGCACACAAGCTTCAGCGATAGCGCGATCCTCGGGAAATTCAACGACAACGCCCGCATTGAAGGCGTCGTCGGCCCGGCATGGCAGAGCATCTGCGTCGCCTCGCTCGTCGGCCACTGCGAATCCATCCTCGGCGCTGGCCATCTTCCTCTGCCTGCAGAGCAGTCATTGCGGCTGCTGGTCGCGGAAACACTCAGCGCGTTCGGGATGCAATCGCACGCCCAACTGGAAAACGAACTGGAAGCAATCCGCATTTGCATGGAGCGCATATGACCATCACCGAATACGACCAGGTTATCGCCCCCCACCTTATCGCAGCTCGCGAATACGCCTACCGGGCAGCGCGTGAGATCAGCCGCCTGCCCGCTCGGCCGAACTTCTTCACGCTGGCGCAGGACGAGCTTGAACAGGCCCGTATCGCGCTGGAAGCAACGCTGGAGACAGTCAAGCAGGCGCAGGCACAGTTCGCAGCTAAGCCCTTGGAGAGCGCGTCGTGAGCTTTACAGACAGCCAGAACCATGAACTCGCCGCCAAGCTCTCGCCCGCGAACGTCAAGTCGCGGCAGCAGGGTGGCAGCAAGGTCAGCTATATTGAGGGCTGGCACGTCATCGCCGAGGCCAACCGGATCTTCGGATTCGATAACTGGACCCGCGAGACGATCGATATCAAGTGCGTATCCGAGAAGGAGCGCGAGATCGGCTCGTCCAAGGCCCCGGGCTGGGGCGTGACCTACATCTGCAAGGCTCGTGTCATCGTTGGCGGTGTAGCGCGCGAAGGCTGCGGCGCCGGCCACGGTATCGACCGCGACCTCGGGCAGGCTCACGAGAGCGCCATCAAAGAAGCCGAGACCGACGCGATGAAGCGCGCGTTCATGACGTTCGGCAATCCGTTCGGCCTAGCCCTGTACGACAAGACCCAGGCCAGCGTTGGCGAGGATGGCCCGCCGCCTGTAACGTTGGCCGAGCGCAACGCATTCATGGTCGAGTGTCGGGACGCTATCGCGCAGTTCAATGACCCCGAACAGCTTGCGACCTGGTGGGGTTCAGATGCGCAGAAGAAGGCGCGGCGGGAATATCAGCTCGATCAGTCCCAAGTGGATACGTTGAAGGTAGCCGTCATGGACCGCCGCAAGGTTCTTATGAAGGTGGCCGCATGAGAGAGCGCGTCAACATCGAGGAAGCGCTTCGCCTCTATCACATCCTCCGCAACTGGCGTGAGGTTGCGAAGCGGATGACGCGCAAGAACGGAACGCCGTTTGCGCACGATACCGTGCAGGCGGCCGTGAGACGGCACGACAGGAGCGAGCAATGACAGCGTTTCGCGGGACATATGCTGATTGGAAGCTGATCAAGACCCGCGGCGTTGTCCAAGTAATCTTTGAAGTCCCGTTGGCTGATGCAGACGCAGCCTATGACGTTCTCGGCGGCATGCCCGTACACGGCAAGGAGCGCTGGTTCGGGATTGCCGCTCTCAAGTCCACGGCAGAGGAGACCGCTGCAAAGCCCCGCCAGACTTCATCCCCCAACCCCACTGGCGGGGCAAAGCAGAAGATGGACTGGCGGGATATGCAGCCAGCGGCACAGGCGGGGATCAGGTGCGCGGATCCGATGTTCAGGGCTTTCCTGCGCGAAGTGAAGCACTACGGCCACTGTGACGAAGACGAAGCTGCAACTGCTGTGCGTGACATTTGCGGCATCAGTTCTCGCGCCCAACTCGGAACGGTCCATGCGGCCCGTGTTATCTGGCATCAACTCGATTCCGAATACCAAGCCTGGCTTGCCAAGGAAAGGGTCGGAGCATGACCCGCACCCTCCCCGAATGGATCGGAAAAACTGCAGACAGCGCAGTCCCGCCCCGCGTTCGCGTCCGCGTGTTTGATCGATACGGAGGCCGCTGTCAGTGCGGATGCAACCGAAAGATCTTGGTCGGCGAAAAATGGGATTGCGAAGATACGATAGCCATCATCAACGGCGGTGAGCGGCGGGAAAGCAACCTAAAGCCTTGGCTGAGCGAGCACCACCCGAAGAAAACAGCGGCCGACGTCGCTGAGAAGTCCCGCGTCTACCGCAAGCGCGCCAAACATCTCGGTGTTGCCCTCCGCAAAGGGCCGAAGATCGCATCGCGAGGATTCCAGAAACGCCCTCCACAGCGCACGGCATCAAGGCCAGTGGAGCGCAGAACATGACTTCACCTGAACGGACAGAGCCGATGACCGAAGACCTCAAGACAGCTCTCATCACCTGGCCCCGCGCTCCGTATGAATGCGGATCTGCGCAAGGCTGGATGCAGAAGGCTCACGACAGGATCGTGGAGCTGGAGAATCTAGCTCAATTCCTTGTTGACCGGCTTGAGGAATTCGATCCCGGGGATGACGAGCCAGAGCGCGAATATCACGGGCACGTTGCGCCAGCCGCTGCTCGGCTTCGTGGAGCCCTCCAACCCAAGGCCGGATCATGACCGAGCAGGAAAAGGACCGCCGATACATCCGGCGCTGGGTAGCCCTGGTTGCTGCCGCGGCCGCCGTTATCGTCCTCTCGTTGGTCTTCACTCGGGTTTACCCGATCGTCTGCTTTCTCGAACCATGGTGCGGACAATGAGCAGGAGTTCTCCCGACTCCGGGCCTTTGCTGCAATGCCCGTTCTGCGGCGAACAGCCAGTTTTCCCAGACTACGACGCTGGCGACAACGATTTCGTTGTGATGTGCAAATCGTGTGGATCAAGTTCTCGCTATAGCGACGTTCAAGCAGACGTTATTGCATCTTGGAACACCCGCAAGTCTGATCTTGCCCCAACTGCGGCAGATGAACAGCCGGTAGCTTGGCACTGCTTTTACAGAACTCACGGGCATATCACTCTCAGGCGCGATGAAGCGGAGGCCGCCGCTGCGGAAGGAGCGACCGTTCGGCCAATGATATATGCCGCAAGCCCGGTCACATCGACAGATCGGGCCTTGGCTCCCGCGAAGGCCGAGCGATGGCCGACGAAGGGCGACCGCATGATTTTCCTGAACGAACACGGATACCCGGAGCAGCGCAAGCGCGCAGCCAAGGCTTTCGAGGTCGGCAAGGAATATGAGGTTGATGCCTGCGACGTCGGCGACTGGAGCCACAGTGTTCGTTTTGTCGGCGTCGAGGGATGGCACAACGGCGTCATGTTCAAGAGAGTTTCGGTCTCCTCTCCAGTCCATACACGCGAAGGGGAATAGCGATGGCCAAAGCAGTCAGATGCACAGGTTGCGGGTCCAGCAGTAGCGACAAGAACCTTGCCGAAGAGAGGAAGAGAAATCCTAAGCTGCTGTCGTGCTGCCCAGAGCGAAATCCTCTCGACATAGACGGTTGGATGAAGCGATCAGACAGCTTTGAGGGCGAAGTTCGCCGCCTCCGTGCCGAGATCGAGCAGCTCAACAAGCGCGACTTCATCATCAGTACCAACCGCAACAGCTTCATGTGATGGCACGCTCGGACACGCGCCCACTCCGGCAACAGGGGGAATAGATGAAAGTCATGGAAGAACGCTGCGACCAGTGCCTCTACGGTCCAAACAAGATCGTCAGCAATAAGAGGCGCAGCGAAATCATCCGCGAGATTACGCGGAAGGACTGCCACTTCATCTGCCACAAGGCTTCGATTGCCGGCCAGGATGTGGCGTGCCGCGGCGACTTTGACCAGCGCGGTTGTGGGCAGCTCGGGCGCATCATGGGCCGGCTGGGCGCGATCGAGTTCGTGAAAGAAGAAACACTCGTCCGGTCTCCCCAGGAGTCCGTGACATGAACGAGCCAGCATTTCCGCACACGAAGATGGTCGGCCACAAGGACTATGCCGGCGGCATGTCGCTCCGAGACTACTTCGCGGCTCAGGCGCTCGCGCTGATGTTCCCGGAAGCAAACGCGCTGCTCGCCAGTCAAATGGATGAGCCAGATCTTGACGGGCTTTTCGCGCAGACCGCCCGGTATTCGTATCGGATGGCCGACGCCATGCTCGCGGCCCGAAAGTCCGAAGTTGTGGGATGTCCGTCAGATGAACGGGATAGAAAATGAAAAAGCCAGTTGATGTACTCACCGACGCCGACAAAAAAGACATCCTCGATTGCGCACGGCGAGTTGCCGGCGCTACCGAAAAGGCCATTGCGGTCCACCGTGCATATCTTCGAACGCATGGCCTGCGCCGGGGCGACCCGTATTTTGATTTCATGTCGGAGGTAGATAACCCGTGTCCGGATCTTCTGCTGCGGTCTCGGTATCGAGAAGAATTGCTGACGAACTCTCCGGCAGACCGAAAGGCTGAAACATGATTGAGCGGCGCGAAGGCGAGGGAACGACGGAATTTACCATACGGCGGATTCGCGCCGAGATCATCGAGGAGTGCGCGAAGATTGCCGACAATCTCGCCGCTCATGAGCAAACAGTCGTCGATAGAGCGCTTGACGACGGAGCGCTGTCGGAGGCGGAACGAAAGCGGATTGTTACGTCAGCAGGGTCTCGGCAGGTAGCCGCTGAACAGATCGCGTACGACATCCGCACACTGGCGAACTCTTCTGGTGTCCGAAACTCTAGCGCTTCTTCTCCCGCCGGTTCAGCTCCTTCTCGACGGCTTCCCGAATGAAATCCGACCGCTTTTCATTGGTTTCGGGGTCTAGAACCCGGTCTATACGGTCCAGCGTCCCGCCTGGAAAGCGGGCTGGAGTTTGCTCTTCGTTGATCTGGGGCCTGCCCCGAGGTTTTGGGGCTGGCTTCTCATGTTTCGGCATTGCTTCGATGTACTCCAACAGATCGGCAGAGGGGGCGAAAATCTCTCCCCTGATATGCAGGTGGGAGAATTGAGCATGAATCGCCTGCTCTTCGCCACGCGCTCCATCAACGATAGCGAGAATCTCGATTTCGGCAACCGACCCGATCTGGAGGGTAGAGCGCCGCTTGTATGGATTGAGAGCATGCCCGATCTTGATCGGGCCGCCTTCGCCAATCTGCATAAAATAAACTGCCATGGACCGAATATAAGATATCTTTTAATGCTTGACAAGGCGTGAATAGATGATATCTTCTAATCATCGAAACGGAGCAAGCACATGACCAAGCACATGACCATCCGCGAACAACTCAGCTACCTCGCCTTCGTAGTTGGTTACTGGGTAGTCGCCACTGCAACAGTCTTTGCCGCAATCGTCGCCTTCGTTCCGGCCAACTGAGGAGAACTCAAATGACCTACCGCCTCACCAAGTTCGATACAGAAGGCCGCCATATCGCCGACCTCGGCCAGTTCGGCAACGTCGCCTCCGCCCGTCAAGCTATGCTTGACGATTCCAGCACTATCACCCTCCCCACCGAAGAGCCCTTCCACTGCCCCTCCATCCGCTTCGTTGAAGGATGGTTCGTTGGCCGCACGGAGTACAACATTGAGATCCACTAAAACCATATCCGAAGTTTTGGCCGCTCATGGCATCCACCATGAGCGGGAGGACAACGCAAGCGTGACGGGGAAGCACCGGCTTTACCGTGGCGGGCAACTTATAGGGTCTTTTACCGCTCAAGAGGCTGTCGAGTTTTTGAAGTCTGGTGGCGATACGACAACATCTAATACGACCACATCTAATACGATCGGATATTTCTGCCGCGACGTTCCGAGCCTACGTTGCCCAAAGGAATGCTGGCGCCTCCTCGCGACGCAAACTTGCATTTACCACCGCCTCTCGCGGACATGACGAAGACGGAAAGAGTCAAGGAAGATTGACATGAGCCAGCGGGACTCCGGATACGAACGCAAAGAGCGGGATCTGTACGAGACTCCGGAATGGGTGACGGAGGCGCTGTTGCCGCACCTGCCCGAACAGGTGGTTGATATTTGGGAGCCGGCATGCGCTTCGGGAAAGATGTCGCGAGTTCTCGGCCGCTGTCCTCGCTTCGTTGTGGCGACTGACATCCACGATACCGAAGCCGTCGCGGTTGACTTTCTTAAAGTCTCAGAACCGGTCAGCGGCGACTGTGACGCGATAATTACGAACCCGCCCTACGAACTTGCAACGGAATTCATCGACAAAGCCCTCGAATTGATGAGGCCTCCCGTCGGCTTTGTCGCAATGCTCCTACGGACGGACTTCGACCATGCCCAGACGCGCCAGCGACT